AAAAGAAAAAATAAACAACTCAGTAGAATTAACATATGAATATTTGTACCATCCCCACAAAGAAACATCTAAATCTGAATTTAGTAAAATTACTGAAGTAAATAATAAAGAGTTTGATCAAATCTATAATGATTGGTTAAATCCAAAACATAAATGTAATATTAATTTTGGCTAAAAAAATACCTAAAATAGTAAGAGAGATTAGAAATAATCCACCACAGGAGATTAATTTTGCGTACCAAAAGAATGTCTCTTATTCGCAAATGTCTATATTTCGCGGTTGTCCACATCGTTGGAAATTGCAATATAAAGATAAGATAAAGGTATTTACATCTTCAATTCATACTGTATTTGGAACTGCTATACATGAAGTATTACAACATTATTTAGATGTAATGTTTGATACTAGTGCTGCTAATGCTGATAAAATTGATTTAGAAGAATTATTTCAAGAAAAATTTATTGGTGAATATCAAAACCAATACAAACGAAACAATAACCAACATTTTTCATCTGCTGAAGAAATGAGGGAATTTTTTGAGGATGGAGTTGGGATCCTAAATTGGTTTAAAAAGAAACGAGCTAGATATTTTTCAAGGAGAGGTTATCATTTAGTTGGTTGTGAATTACCTATAGTAATCTCACCAAATAAAATGTATAACAACATAAAATATACAGGATTTTTAGATGTTGTACTATACCATGAACCAACAGAGACTTTTAAGATAATCGACATTAAAACCAGCACTAAGGGATGGAATGCTAGGGATAAAAAGAATGAAGATAAACAATATCAATTACTTTTATATAAACAATTTTTTAGTGAACAATATGGTATTCCTTTAAGTAATATTGATATTGAATTTTTTATTGTTAAAAGAAAAGTAATGGATTGGAATGATGAGAATATTATGTCACCTCATCAAGCTTATAGGGTACAAACATTTAGTCCACCTAGTGGTAAAATTAAATTAGGACGAGCTAAAAAAGCTATAAGTAATTTTATAAATGAATGTTTTAACTCAAATGGAGAAATTAAAGATATAGAATATCCCAAATCAGTTTCTAAGTGGAATTGTATGTTTTGTCCATTTAAAGAAGATAAAGAAACTTGTGGAGAAGGAATAATTTTCTAGTATCTCCATATATTTATAGATAAATAATGTTATTAAAATAAAGATTATGAGCGCAAAAAAAGATATGACACTTACTAGTGTAAAAATCAAAAGCGATTTATTCGAGAATTTTAAAATTGAATGTGTAAAGCGAAAGTTTTCTTTCCAAAAACTTGCGGATCGAGCTATTTATTTGTATCTTACAGATGAAGATTTTCGTAAGGCAATTACCAATCAAACTAATCTTGAATTATAAATCGTATTTAAATGAATCAAAGTTTTGAACATCTTCCTAAAGATAAAAGGAAGAAAATATTACTAATTTGTGATGATATTAGAGTACATTCTGGTGTAGCTACTGTAGCTAAAGAAATTGTAGTCCATACATCCCACCATTTTAATTGGGTACAAATGGCAGGAGCTATTAAACACCCAGATAAGGGAAAAGCTTTAGATCTAAGTGAAAGTATTAATGAAGTTACTTCTCATAAGGATTCTAGTATTATACTTTATCCACAAGATGGCTATGGAAATCCTGATGTTTTAAGACAAATACTTAAAAGGGAAAAACCTGATGCTATTATGTTAATTACTGATCCTAGATATTTCCAGTGGGTATTCAATATGGAAAATGAAATTAGAAATAAAATTCCTATTACATACTTGAATATATGGGATGATTATCCTGCCCCAATGTATAATGGAGCTTTTTACGAAGCTTGTGATTTATTAATGGGAATTTCAAAGCAAACAGTTAATATTAATAAACTTGTATTAGGGGATAAAGGTAAAAATAAACTATTTAAATATGTTCCCCATGGTTTAAATCCTGATATTTATTTCCCAATCGATCCTAAAGATAAAGGATTTAAAGATTTTAAAAAACAAGTCTTCCCAAATTCAGTTCCCGAATTTATAGTATTTTTTAACTCTAGAAACATTAGACGTAAACAAATACCTGATACAATGTTAGCTTTTAGAGCTTTTTTAGATACCTTACCTAAAAAAGAAGCAAAAAAATGTTGTTTAATATTACACACAGAATTAGTTACAGATCCTGGAACTGATTTAGGTGCTGTTAAAGAATACCTATTTGATGAAGAATATCAAGAAAATGTAATTTTTTCTTTAAATAAATTATCTCAACAACAGTTAAATTATCTTTATAATATGGCTGATGTTCAAATGCTATTAACCTCTAATGAAGGTTGGGGATTATCTATTACAGAAGCAATATTATCAGGTACTCCTATTATAGCAAATGTAACTGGCGGGATGCAAGATCAAATGAGATTTGTAGATGATAAAGATAATTGGTTTACCCCTTCCCCAGAAATCCCATCAAACCATAGAGGGACATTTAAGAAACATGGAGAGTGGGCTTTTCCTTGTTATCCAACAAGTAGATCAATTCAAGGTTCCCCATTAACTCCTTATATCTATGATGATAGATGTAGATGGGAGGATGCATTAGAACAATTACAAAAAGTATATTCTTTATCACCTGAAGAAAGAAAAGAATTAGGATTAAAAGGTAGAGAATGGGCTATATCAGATGAAGCAGGATTTACTGTTAAACATCAAGCTAATAGAGTAATGGAAGCTTTTACAGAACTATTTAAAACTTGGAAACCAAGAGAAAAATATGAGATTGTAAATGCTACTGAATATAAAGGTAAGTTTTTAAATCATAAAATATTATATTAATGAGTAAACCAAGATTTGTTATTTCTTGTCCCTTTGATACCTATTCAGGTTATGGGGCACGTTCAAGAGATATAGTTAAAGCTATAATTGAATTAGATAAATATAAAGTAGAGTTATTGCCTCAAAGATGGGGTGGAACAGCTTGGGGGTTTTGTGAAGACTACTCTGAATGGAGTTTTTTAAATAACCATATTGTTAGCCCTGATTGGAATAAAGTTCAACCTGATATTTGGATGCAAATTACAATCCCTAATGAGTTTCAACCTGTAGGAAAATATAATATTGGGTGTACTGCAGGAATTGAGTCTACAGCTTGTAAACCTGAATGGATTGAAGGTTTAAATAGGATGAATATGAATTGGGTTTCTTCAAACCATACTAAAAATGTATTCCAATCAATGACATTTGAAAAGAAAACACAACAAGGGCAATTAGTAGGAGTTGTTAAATCTGAAAAACCTATCCATGTTGTTTTTGAAGGAGCAAATTTAGATATCTATAAACCGTTATCTGGCAAAAATGATTTAGATCTAAGTCAAATTAAAGAAAGTTTTAATTATCTATTTGTAGGTCATTGGATGCAAGGTAGTTTAGGACATGATAGAAAAAATGTTGGTTTCATGGTAAAAGCGTTTTTAGAAACATTTAAAAATAAAAAGCGCAAACCTGGACTTATTTTAAAAGCATCTGTTGGGGTTGAAAGTTATATAAGCAGAAATGAAATTTTAAAAAGAATTAACGAAATTAAAAAATCTGTAAATTCTAAAGATTTACCTAACATCTATTTAATTAATGGTTCTTTTAGTGATGAAGATATGAATAAATTATATCATCATTCTAAAGTTAAAGCTATGCTTTGTTTAACTAAAGGAGAGGGTTATGGTAGACCTTTATTAGAATTTAGTTTAACAGGTAAACCTATTATTACTACTAATTTTTCAGGACATACAGATTTTTTAAATTCTAATTTTACTACTCTTCTTCCTGGTGAACTAGAAAATGTTGATGCAAGTGCTGCTAATGATTGGTTAATTAAGGAAAGCCAATGGTTTAAAGTTAGCCCATCTCATACAGGACAAGCTATAACAAACATGTTTTCAAATTATACACAATTTAAACTTAGTAGTAAACAACAAGCTAAATATTCTAAGTCTAATTTTAATTGGGGAAAAATGAAAGAATTAGTTGATAATATTTTAAGTGCTAATATTCCTAATTTTCCAAAACAAACAACTTTAAAGTTACCAACATTAAAAAAATCAGATAGTGATATAAAACTACCTAAATTAAATTTACCAACTTTAAAAAAAATAAACTAAATGGGATTTGATGAATTAAAAGAATGTACACGATGTGGTTCTGATGCTTGTTATAAACAGGAAGTAACAAAAGATATTTCAATAGAATTATGTTATGGTTGTGGGTTCCAATCTAATAGTTTAATGAAGAAAGGTTCTGAATTCTTTAATGAACAATGGGAATTACTCCCAGAGTTATACAAAGTGTTGATGGACGAAGAAGAAGAAACAGGAAAGATTTGGATGCCTACGACCATAAACATAAAAGATAAAGGGATGGTGTTTGCTAATGGTACAGGAAGAAATAATTGGACTTGGTCAGGAGTAAAAGCAATCCCAGATGAAGAAAAGGGATATAAAACAGATATGTCTACTATAAAAAATTTTAAAAAAAGTGATTTTATGGAAGCCCTTTCATATATTGGAGTATTACCAGAATAAAGATGAAAATTAGTTACGCAATAACAGTTTGTAATGAAAAAAAAGAAGTAAAACGATTAGTTGACTTTTTACTTGCTAATAAACGCCAACAAGATGAAATAGTTGTTCTTTATGATCAAGTAAATGGTGATGAAGAAGTTATTAACATGCTTGTTAAATTAAATAAACTACCTAATTTTCAAGTATGGAGAGGAT